TGTGTTACAAAGGTATATCCTATGTTAAATTTAGTACCAGGATTATTAATTGCACCAGGTTGGAGTCAAAAGAAAGCAGTTGAAGAAGCATTAAAGGCTAAAAATACATTTATTAATGGTTCATTTAATGCTCAAGTTATAGCAGATATAGATTCTTCAGTAGTTAAAGTATTTTCTAAGGCTGCCGAATGGAAATCTACAAATGGATATAACGATAAAAGAGAAATAGTTGTATGGCCAAAGATAAAAATTGATACAAAGATATACTGGTATAGTACAATTTTAGCAGCAATGATGGTGTATGTAGATACTCAAAATAGTGATGTTCCTTTTAAATCTCCATCAAATAAAAAGATGGCAATATCTTCAACAGTGTTGGCAGATGGGACAGAAGTATTCTTAGATCAAGTTCAAGCGAACACACTTAATGCATCAGGAATAGTAACAGCTATAAATATGTCAGGGTGGAGAACATGGGGGAATAACACAGCCATATATCCAGCAAGTACAGATCCAAAAGACAGGTGGATTCCAATAAGAAGAGTATTTGACTGGTGGGGTAATAATTTTGTAGTAGATTTCTTTGATAAAGTAGATGATCCAACCAATTATAGACTTATAGAGTCTGTGATAGATGATGAAAATTTAAAAGCAAATGGATATCAAGCAGCAGGACAGATAGCAGGTGCTAAAATAACTTTTAATGATTCAGATAATTCAATAGATAGCATTTTAGATGGGAAAATTGTATTTAGGCAGTCAATAGGAGCATTTAGTCCAGCTGAAAATATTGTTAATATACTACAATTTGATCCAACTATGGTTTCATCAGCAGTATCCGGAGGTGATAATTAATGGGAGTAAATGCAATACCAGAAAAATTAATAAATTATAATGTGTATTATGGAAATGATAGATTAATTGGACTAAATGGAGACGTAACATTGCCTAAATTGGAACCAATGACATCAACAGTTTCAGGAGCTGGAATCGCTGGAGAATATGAAAGTCCAACACCTGGTCATTTTGGAAAATTAGAAACAGATATTTCTTTTAATACCATAGGTGAACAATCAGCTGAACTTTTAGTACCTGGAACTAAATCATTAGTATTTAGAGCATCTCAGCAAAGTTATGACGTAGCTGGTGGAAATATTACGTATAGAGCATTAAAAGTAACATTAAAAGTATTAAGTAAAGGTGTAGATTTAGGAAAATTAGCTGTTGGAAAACAAACTGGTACTAAAAATACATTTGAAACAATTTATCTTAAAGTTGAAGAAGATGGAAAGACACTTATAGAAGTTGATAAGTTAAATTTCATCTATAAAGTAAATGGGATAGATGTATTAGCAGCTATAAGAAGTCAAATATAAGTATTAAATGGAGGGAATATTCATGAAAGAAAAAGAAGTTACAGAAAATAAAGTATATGAAACTATGGAAGATGCAAATACTGATTCAATAAACAATATAAAATTTAAGAAACCTTATGTATTTGAAGGAGAAACATATGATGGAGTAAACTTATCTGATATTGAGAATATATCTACTAAGGATCTTTTAGAAGTAGATAAAATTTACACAAAGTTAGGTTATATGTCACCTACTGCAGAAATGACATTAGCTTATGCGTGCATAATTGCAAGTAGAGCTACTAAAAAGTCTTTGGAGTTTTTTACTAGTCTGCCAGCTAATGAGGGGATGAAAGTAAAAACTGCAGTGATAAATTTTTTGTACAATTAGGTATTAAACCAGGAGACGGACAGATGCTTAGAAAGTTATCTGTCCGTCTTGGTTTAAATACCTTTTCGTCAATAGAGTTTTTCTTGAAATTAAGCATAATTGAGTTATGTGAAATTGCTCAAGAAGTACAGGAGGCGAATAATAGTGGCAAGTAGAGTGTATCAAATAGCCTTTCAATTAGGAGGACAGCTATTATCAAGCTATGGTAATGCATTTAATAGAGCATCAACAGACCTTAGAAATTTAGAAAATGGATCTAGGAATGCCAGCAAAGGATTTCTTGGATTAGGGGAAGGTGCAACAAAAGCATTTAAAGTAGCAGCCGGAGCTATTGCAGGAATAGGAATTGCAGAAGTTGCAAAAAAATCTGTAGAATTGGCCAGTAATTTAGTAGAAGTTCAAAATGTTGTTGATACTACGTTTGGAGAAAGTTCAGGTAAAATTGATTCATGGAGCAAAACAGCACTTAATGCATTTGGACTAAGTGAATTGCAGGCAAAACAGTTCAATGGAACAATGGGCGCATTAATGAAAAGTAGTGGAATAACAGGAGATAGTCTTGTTACTATGTCTGAAAATTTATCGGGATTATCAGGAGATTTTGCATCATTTTATAACTTACCCATAGAAGAAGCATTTGAAAAAATAAAATCCGGTATATCAGGTGAAACAGAACCGTTAAAAAGCCTTGGTATAAATATGTCAGTAGCAAACTTACAGGCATATGCTTTATCACAAGGTATAACGAAATCTTATCAGAGCATGAACCAAGCTGAACAGACACAACTTAGGTACAATTACTTAATGAATGTTTCCAAAGATACTCAAGGAGATTTTAATAAAACAAGTGATACTTTTGCTAACCAAATGCGTATAGCACAAACTAATTTATCTCGAATGGGAGCAGCTATAGCTACAAAAGTTTTACCATATCTTAATAAGATGTTATTAGTATTTAATGGTGGTGGATTAAGCCAAGTAGGTTCTGTATTAAGTTCAACTTTTGATAATGTGATAAATACCCTAAGTTCATTAAAACCAAATGTAGAAGGTATATGGAATAGTTTAATTAAATTCACGCAAATAAGTGGATTAGATAAAGTTTGGAGTTCATTAAATCCAGGAGAAGCATTTAATACAATACAATCTGCATTAAAGGGTGCATTAGATGGATTCAATGGAATAGTTGATTTTGTAAATAATAATTTTGGTGCAGTAAAAACTGCAGTTGAAGCGGCAGCTATTGGAGTAACTTCTTATGGAATAGCTATAGCAGCAGTTACAGTTAAACAAAAGGCTGCGTTAATAATTGAGGCCTTAAGTAAAGCTTGGTGGGTAGCAACAGGAATTATTGGAGCAATGAGAAATGGAATGACATTAGCAGCAATAGCACAAGATGCATTAAACATAGCAATGGCAGCTAATCCGGTTGGAATGATTGCACTTGCTATAGCTGCATTGATAGCTGTAGGTGTACTTTTATATCAAAATTGGAGTACCATAGGTACTTTTTTTAGTACTTTATGGACTAATGTAAAAACAACATTTATGAACTTTTGGAATTGGATAAAAAGTTTTTTAAGTCAATGGGGAACCGTTATACTTGCAGTTGTAGCTCCTTTTATAGGGATACCATTATTAATAGTTCAACATTGGAGTGAAATTAAAGCAGGATTAGATAGCATATGGAATAAGGTAAAATCATCTGTTTCAAGTGCATGGGCATCAATAACAACTGCAGTTTCAAATGCATGGAAATCTATAGTTACAGCAATAACCAATAGTGCTTTATTTAAAGTAGTTTCAGCAATTTTCAAAGGAATATTAGCGGTTGTAATATTAGTTGTATATAATATTTACACTAAAGTTGTTACTATTTGGACTAGCATATCTACAACTGTCAAAGCAGTATTAACAACTATATGGACAGTTGTTACATCTATATGGAATAGAATTTATACAACAATATCTAATATAGTAACACGAGTATGGAATGTAATTGTTACTGTTTGGAGCACCATATATTCTACAGTATCAGCAATTTTAACTTCGGTATGGAATATAATAGTTACTATTTGGACTACTATATATAATGCAGTATCAACAGTTTTAAAATCAATTTGGAACGTTATTGTAACTATATGGAATACAGTATATAGCACTGTTTCAAGTATAGTAACCAATATATGGACTACAATAGTAAATGGATTTACAAGTGCATATAATGGGATAGTTTCTATCTTTGGTAGCATAAAAAGTACGGTTTCATCTATTTTTATGGATATTTGGAATGTTATTAAATCAGTAATTAATTCTGGAATAAGTATGATTAATGGTTTTATTGGTG